ACCATTTGTTCTACGGTAGATGGATCATTAGTTTCTAAAAGTACATCTATTTCTGCATCAGTATAAGGTTTTACATTACTTGCAAAGGGATTGAAGCCAGCAGTTACACCTTCTTCAAATGGTATAAATTTACCCGTATTTACATCAAATGTTCCTTTGTTTCCTCCGAATGCTCCTAAATATCCTTGTTGTTGATCGCTAGCGATACCAGCTAAAACATTTTTACCATAGTCCATAGGATTAAATACAAGTTTCCCTAATTCATCTTCTACCTTTCCAATTTTGCCAAGAGAATCCATAAATCCTCCGCCTACAGCATCAGTAAATGCGCCTCCGCCTTGTCCAATTTTACCTATAGTTTTAAATGCACCCTCCTCACCAAATAAACTTTGTCTACCGCCAGCGGCTAATGTCATAATGTCACCAAGACCACCTTCCCCTTTGGCTAGTTTTAGTGCGGCGTTCCCTTTTTGGTATACAGCAGCAAATGGTTGCCAAGGACCAGGTATTATAGCTGCTACAGGTGCAACCTTTTTAACTACTTTCTTAACGCTTTTAGCTATCTTTTTTAAGAAACCAAACTCTGCTTGCCCTGTAATAGGGTTTATGGACATGCCTTGACCAACGACATATTCATTAGGATCTAGACCTACAGCGGCCATTTCCTTTCTAATTATTGATCTTGTCTTGTCAGATATGACTGGTGGGACCACCATTTCGCCTGGTGCAACATGAGCCATAAAGCGGTCTTCGTTACGCCCCAGGGCCGCTAAACCTGTTCCTGAGTTATCTACTATAGCCATTTTTAAATTCTACCCTATTCTTCCATACATTTTAACCAAAATACAAGTAAGTACCTATTTCCTGATTTTACTGATAAGCCTCTATGCATATGAGTAAAGCTCGGAAATATTAGAGCGTGGCCTGTAGGTAATGGTTCTACAACTCCACGATTTAAAAACTCAGTTCCTCCCCCTTCATAATCACCCGTATTTAGGGGGACAACCATACTAATGTCGGCGCTTGCATCATGATGCCAAGCACCCTGTTTTTTATCCTTTAAATTATAATTAGCTATTTGAATTCCGCCACCATTTACGTGCCTATTCCAAATACTTAAAAATATCGGATTACCTATAGTATATATTGTTTGGAACAAAGAGTTATATATTTTTGGACAATTATCCTGAAACGTTATTTCAGGTATTTGCCTTAATACATCTTCCTCTGGATTAGGAACAAACCCATAATAATCCTCTAAATTACGCATTTCATCCAAAAGTATGGAACAAAACTTTTCAGAAAAGAAAGGAACCGTATATACGTCTTTTAACGGTTCTTTTATAACTTTGTGTAATTCATTCTGAGACGGATCGTAATTACCTTTGTTTTCGTAAAAATCTATTATATTTGGTAAAGAGTTTTTAACCGCATCAAATGTACCTTTATCTATATACCAATCAGCAGGGTGTTCTAAAAGTATGTTTTTAGTTTGGTATTCTTGTAATTCTGCTGTTTCAGACATTAATTGTTATATCACCATTTGTTTTTACATCAACTTTACCAACAGAGGCAGTCATTTCAAAACCAAGGTCATTTGTTCTCTCGCCTATATCTACCCATTTGTTACCAGTATAGACCTGTAAAACACCTAAAGTGGTATTCCATATAATAGATCCGGCTAGAAAATTAAGAGTTGTTTTGTCTGCGTCATTAACTTGTCTGGTTTGATCTGGATCTACAGCACCTAAGTTAATTTCTAATATTCTTACTAACCTGTTGAAAGTTTCTGGGCTAACATCTCCTGTAGCAATAGGTAGCTGAGTTTGTAATATTTTGCTCATTTTTTGCCATCAGGCCTTGTATCTATCCTAGTAGCTCCTAATCTCCAACCAATATCTAAGTTGCCATTACCGGTTGCATCATCATCAGATTCAAACCTTAAAACCATTTGTCTTGCTCTAGCTCTTACAAAAGCTTGTTTTGTGGATGAAGAGATAGCGCTTGTTGAACTTGTGTTTAAAGACTCTCCAGGAAAGTCTCTCACTTTAACTACAATATTTATATTACCTGCGTTGTTATCTTGTAAAAATTTGAAGTCAGGTATAATTCTTCTAATAAATGTAAATTGTTCACCATCACCTAAATCAAAATCAGAACTTTCTATAAATACATTAGTCATAGGAGATCCATCATCATTAAAACCATTCTCTTGTTGATAAAGAATACCTCCATTTACAGCTCTTGGATAATTCACAATACCTGCATCTAACCAAGCTGTTCTTGTTAGAGATCCATAAATCCATAAGTTTTCTATATAGTTATAAATAACGTATCTATCTATTTCTGTAGAATCAGCAGAACAATAAAACCATCCAACTTCATTTTTATCTGAAATAGTAAACGCATGAAATTTAAAAGACTGTCCTAAATTTATATCACCAAAGACATAATTATGAACGGTACAAGGAATAGTTTGAACACTACCGTTGTAAACATAAAAATTATTGTAGCTCATCCAATATATACCTTGAGGAGCTGTAACGGCTGCTTTGGGTCCAACTAGACCTATACCTTCATTAATTAAATTAACTGCAAAGGTAAATGGAGGACCAATAAACTGCATACTGTAAAGAGCAGTATCTGTCCAAATCATTATTTCTTGTCTTGATTTTACAGCGCCTATTATTGAAGATCCTGAAGATAGCCTTAAAGATCCTGCTGTATTTGTATTAGTAGGTTCAAATTCTAACTCATTTTCTTGATCGCTAAATGCTATAAACATAGGATCAACCGTACCTGTTCTTGAAGTACCTGATACAGGATCTGCACCCAAGACTATTAAGTGCCTGTCCTTTTCTGAAGTAATAACTTGAAGACCTACGGTTGGAACTTGGTTAGCACCTGTAATACCAGATAGCTCAACTGCTCTAGTTCCTAAACCGTTATTTTCTACCCATTTGTAAATACCACCCGCTCGTGGATTTATAATTAAATCCTCTCCAAAATTATCATGTGTCCATAATCTTAATTGGTTGGTTAAGCTTAAAGCGCTTGTGCTACCAAATGTTCCTGCGCCCCAACCATTTATACCCCAACCTGTACCAGCAACGTAAACATCTAACCCCACATTTATTTGATAGGTGCCAACAACAGAGGATCCTCCGTTGCCGCTATCAGAAGCATTTGCTGTTACCGTTGCTCCAGAAGTATCTTTTGCTTCTACCGTATAACTATTGTCATTTACTATAGTTGCTATTTGGTACTCTTGATTTAAAACAGCTGCTGTTATATTACCCCCTAAACTAGACGCTCCAGAAAAAGTAACAAAATCATTTTTAACTGCCCCATGTGCTGTATCTGCAACGGTAATTGTTGCATCTCCATTAGTTGCGGAAAATGTTACATCACCAGCAGAAGTAGTACTTCTTATAGGTGTAATATCATTAAAAGTTCCGCCAGCTTCAACATAATATTTTAAATGAGTTCCAATACCTAAAAACTTAGTACCAGCCAAAGAAACCCAAGGATGTAAGGCTCTGGCCGTACCTAAATAAGTATTGCTTGTAAGCTTACTCCATCCTCCAAACTTTTCTGGCCTTCCTTTTCTAAACCGTACTAGATTACAATCAAACCAACCGCCTTCATTATCATAATCAGTACCTTCTCTATAAATACCAGGTCTGAATATTGTTTTTTGTAATGCCATTTAAACCTTGCTCCATTCCTTACCTTCAAATAAATTAGCTTCAGCTTCTCTACGTTTAACTAAACCACCTAAGATGACACCACCAGCCTTGTTCCAGCGTTTTATTTGTTCTGGTACGCCGCCATAATCGCCCTCGTTAAGAATACGTAACAAAGTAGATTCTTTTAAATTAGTAGGTCCTAAGTTGTATACCCAACAAACTAAAGCATCAAACTGACATTGATCTAACGGAACCTCAACCATATCGTTAATATAACCTTCATACTCAGGCATTTCTTCTTTCAATAAATGTTCGGCTTCATCTTGGTTTATTTGATCGCCATCTTTTACATCTTTTGTATGTCCGTAGCCAATTGTCCAAACTCCTACGGAGTCCTGATAAGCCTCTAGCTTACATCCTTCGTAGTTTTTAATTAAAGATATACCCTCTTCAGATATGTTCATATTAATCATCCTTGGGTGTGTTAGATGCCCCAAAGTAAAAACTAATTATAGCTGACGCTAAACCGCCTAAATATCCTAATACTAAATTAATTAAAGCTTCTGAGTTTTGTTCTGGAGG